CACGGTTGTGGCGCCACCGCGACCGCTGCCGGTCGGGACCATCGTGGTGCGGGGCATCGGCGTCGGGGTGAGGTTCGGGCTTGTGCGACCGGAGCCGGTGTAGTTGATGCCGCCAGCCGCCATCGTTTTGAAGGTGAGTTGGCCCATGCCGATCTTCTTGGACCCGCCGCCCCCGCCACCGCCACCCGATGCCCGGGCCGGTGCCGCTGGCTTGGCCCAGTAGGTCTTGGTCTTTGCGGCTGGAATCCAGCTACCGTCCTCGGCCTGTACGGCGCCGGGCTGACCCCGGTTCGGGGAGTTCATGCTGTTGGCTTCGAACCCATCGTCGAGGTAGCCCGGGTCACCGGCCTGCAACTGTCGCACCACCCCGCCGCCGGCCATCTTGTGCGCCATGTCCTTCGGGACGACCGCAGCGTTGAACCACGAAGCGGTCTCAGCGAGGATCGCCATCGACCGGGCAGCGTCACCCCGGAACGGGATGTACGCCTCCTTGACGGTTTCGGGTTCGGCGAACCGGATCAGATCACCCCGGTAGATCCCGGCGGTCGTGATGTTGTTGACGCCGCCGTCGGCGTAGGAGTCGATGCCGCCCCAGCGTCGATACAGACCGGGCGAGTAGTTCTGGGCGAGGGCCATGGGCGGGACCGAAGCCGGAGCTCGCTTGACCTGCTCCACGATGCTCACGTACCTGGTGCGAGCGGCGTTGTCGAGGATGGCGTTGGCTTCGCCAGCTGACGCCTGGGCAACGATCGGGGCGGTGCGGTTCCGGGCTGCGTTGTCCAGCTCCCCGGGCGCGCTGCCCAGGTTGGCGTCCGCCAACAGTGTGGCGATGCGTTTGCGACCGGCCACCGAGTTCAGGTCGAGGTCGGCGCCATCGGCGAGGGCTTTGGCCAGGATGTCGGCGACCCGTTTCTTGTCGGTCACGTTCTGGAGGCCGTACTGAGCTTCGCCGGTGATCGCGTTGGCCACGACGTCGGCGATGCGCTGACGACCGGCCACAGTGTTCAAGTCGGCGTCAGCATTGCCGGTGATGGCCATCCCGATCAGGACGGCGATGCGTTCCCGGGCGGTGGCATTGAGCTGGCCCTCGGCTCCTCCGGTGTCGGCCTGGGCGGTGGTCGTGGCGAAACGGGTACGGCTGGCGGTGTTGAGTTTGGCGTCGACCGTCTCAACCCCGAACGCTTCAGCGACGATCTGGGCAATCCGCTGGCGACCAGCAGCGGTGTCCAGGTCGATGGTGGCGTCAGCCGCCAGAGCGTAAGCGATGATCTGGGCTACACGCTTCTTATCGGTGACGGACTGCAACCCGTATTCGGCGTTACCGGTGAACACTGCGGCGGTGAACGTGGCGACGCGGTTACGGGTGACGTTGTCGATCTCGGCGTTGGCCGCGCCGACACCAAAGGTTTGAGCGACGATTGAGGCAATGCGCTCCTGTCCCTCCACCGTACGCAAGTCGATGGTGGCGTCGTTCGTTAGGGCTTCGAGGATGACCTGAGCGACCCGCTGTTTATCGGTGACGTTGGCCAGCCCGTACTCGGCCTTGCCGGTAATGGCATCAGCTGTAACGTTGGCGATCCGGGTCCGGCTGGCCAGACTGTCAAGGTCGGCATCGGCGTTGGTCATCACGGCGTTCGCAACGACCTTCATCACCAGTTCATTGGGGAACACGTTCTGAAACTCGGCGGCTGCCGCGTCTGCCCCGTTGAGTTGGACGAACGTGTCGATCTGGTCGGGGGTGAGTTCGATCGTCTGCAGGTAGCCCTCCAGTTCTGCGGTCGGGATACCGAAGGACTCACCGAGCCGGATCACCTCGTTACGGGTGGCCATCAGCGCGTCGGTGGCCCCCTTGCTGTTGCCGGCCTCGCTCATCGACTTGGCGACGGCGTAACCCCTGTCGACAAGCGAGGAGAACGCTGCTTCGGTGGCCAGCCCTGAAGCGGTGAGCCGATCGAAGGCTTCGGCGCCGCCAGCGGCGAAGGCCGCAGGGTCAGTACCGACCAGTTCGTAGAGGGCAGCACTGGTGTCGCGGATGGACTGCTGCCATTCCCGCTGAGCATCGGCGAGGCTCTTCGGGATGCCGAGGGCTGCGTCCATGGCGTCCTTGAAGGCCTCCATGCGGTCGGTGGCGTCGGCTGTCTCGTCGCCCAGGGTGGCGACGGCCTCGGTCAGGGTCTGGGTTGCCGGGGTCCCGGTGGCTGCCGCGTCGGAGGCCTGTTTGATCCGTCCGGCGACGTAGTCGTAGTCGGTGAGGCGGTCCTCGGGGATCTTGAGTTTCTGGATCCAGCGTTCGACCAGGTCGCCCGACATCCCGGTCTCGGAGGAGACGGCTTCAATGGCGTCGCTCAGCGTGTCGTAGCGGTCACGCAAGGCATCGAGCGCCGCCTTTCCCTGTTCGGCCCCCTCCTTCGTTTCCAGGAAGGTGTTGGCGACCATGGGGTTCAGCACTTCGTGGGTGGCGATGAGGCTGTCGAGCGTGTTGTTCATGCCGCCCCATTTGTCGTTCAGCGCGCCCACTTGCGGAGCCGCGTTGCCGATGGCGGTCGACAGGCTTTCCAGGTCGTTGTACTTGACCCCGTCGGACAGCGAATCGGCGAACTCCTTGCCCTTCTTCTTGGCGTCGTTGAAGGCCGACGCGATGCCAGCGAGAACCACGGCCATCCCTGCGATGCCGGCCGCCGGGGTCAGGAACGCTGACGCCAAACCGCTGGCCCCTTGCTTGATCATCCCGAACCCTGCCGAAGCCGAGGTGGTCATGGTGGCGAGACCGGTGCCGATGAGCTTGAGCTGGCTGAGGACCGTCGACCCGAACTGGACCGCCGCTGTCTTAGCCATAGCGTCACGGGCGTACAGAAACTTGAGCGCCAGAGTCTCCGCCGCCGACGACAACGCCGAGAACCCCTTCACCGCGGCGAGCCCAACCAGGGCCAGGGTGAGCGCCCGCACCAGGCCCTCGTTTTCGGCGAGGAACCCAGTGAGCGACGACAACCCCGAAGCGAGCGCGGACAGGCCGACGATCCCGGCCGCGGCAGCGAGCTTGGCCATGTCGCCGGCCAGCGGGCCCACGAAGCCACCGACCTCACCGAGGATGTTGGCCAGGTCCCCGCCGATGTCAACGACGTTGCGCCACGCCGGCTCCAGGTTGCGGGCCGCGTCGAGGACCGGATCAAGGAAGGTACCGGCCAGGTCACCCGACGAGATGGCGTTCACGAAGCTCGTGGCCCCGTCTGCCGCGTCACGCAGGAACGGGGTCAGGTTGGACCCGACCTTGATCATCAGGGTCTCGACGGAGCCTTTGAGCTGCTCCAAGGAGCCGCCCAGGTTGTTCATTCGCTCGGCCGCCACCTCGGCCGCAGTGGTCTTGCTGACTTCGGCGTTCAGCTTGTTGAACCCGTCGGCTCCCAGCTCGGCCACCACTGCGGCACCCCGGATGGCGTCCGATCCGAACAGGGTGTTGAGCGTGGCGAGCTTCTGCTGATTTGACTGACCTTCGAGCGCCGTGGCCAACACACCGGAAACCTCGGCCATCGACTTCACGTTGCCGGCGGCGTCGAAGAACTTGTTCGAGCCGTCCGCGGTGATGATCCCGAGGTCCGACATCAGCCCGGAGGCCTTCTCCGTGCTCGGCTCCAAACGCATGAACATCGTCTTCAATGACGTACCAGCGTCGGAACCTTTGATCCCGGCGTTACCCATGGCGGTGATGGCCACGGCCGTGTCGTCGAAGCTGAACCCGACCAGGTTGGCCACGGCCCCGACCTGCGACATTGACATACCGAAATCGGAGACGTCGATGGACGAGGCGTTGGCCGCGCCGGCGATCTTGTCGGCTATGCCAGGCAGATCCGAGGCGGCCAGATTGAACTGGTTCATGGCGTTCGCCGCGATCGCGGCGGCCTCAGGCAGCTCGATCCCGCCAGCCGCAGCCAGCGCGACCGTGGCGTCAGCAGCGCCGTTCATGATCCCCTCGACCGGGACACCGGCCTTGGCCAGCTCCTCCATGGCCGACGCCGCCTCAGACGCAGAGAAAGACGTGTCGGCGCCGAGCTGCAAGGCCTTCTCTCGCAGCATGTCCATCTCGCTGGCGGTCGCACCGGAGACGGCACCGATCGCGGACATGCCGGACTCGAACTTCGACGCAGCAGAGATCGACGCGCCGAGGAACGCGCCGACAGCCAGCACCATCCCCGCTGCGCCGACCGCGACGATCTTGTTCAGCGAGGTCCAGCTCGAGCCGGCCTTCTTCGTGCCCGCGTCAACTTCGGAACCCATCTTGCGGGTCGCCGCAGAAGCCGCCCCGAGGGGCCCGAGGTAGCCGGACGTGTCGGCCTTGAGGGCCACGGAGATCGTGCGCCACGCCCCGCCCATCAGGTCACTCCGGGGGCGGTCACTCCGGCACGGTGTCGGCCGCCCGCGCCTCCAACTCGGATGCAGTCAGCCGCCGGAACGCCAGTTGCAGACCGGCGATCGGAGCGATCCCCTCCCTCTGCTCCTCCTGGGCCTCGCGTTCGTAGCGTTCCTTCTCGGCGCACGACGGGCACGAGATCTCGACCATCGTGAACGGAGGTTCCTGCAGGACCATGCCGTCCTCGTCGAGCCAGTCCGAGCGTTGCTGACCGCAGCCGCCGCAACGGTCGTCCTCCCGGGCCTGCCAAGCCATCGCCGCCGCCCGGCTGTACCCGTCCCAGCCGTCGCCGACACCCAGCCACACGCTGTAGGCGATGCCGAGAGGACCGCAGTACCGCATCGCTGCGGCGAACGCCGGGTCCTCGGTCAGTCGTTTCCCAGGTCACCGACACCCGAGTCGCGTTGGTCAAGTCCGAGCGTCGTCAGGAACAGGGTGGATTTGTCGCCGAGCGGCAGCCCGGTGGAACGCCAGATGGCGGTGGCCTGGCCGATGTCAATGCCGTCCACGTCGGCGACGTCATCGTCGGAGTGAACGATGCGGGTCACACAGGCAGCGAGCATCGCGGGCGGGAACGTGTCGTCGTTCCAGCCGTTGCCCGGTGCACCGTTGTTGGCTTTGCGGGCCGTGGCCTTCTGCTCTTTGGTTGCGGGGTGGGCACGCATGATCTCCTCGACGACGTGCGGCCCGATGCCTTGCAAGTGGAAGGTGATCGTCGCCAGGTCACCCTTGAGTGCGTCGTAGAGGGCGCGTGCGTCCTCGACCTCACCGGCCGCCTCAGCCTTCGCCTCCGGGGTCCTGGCCGCCTGCTCACGGGTCTCTGCTCGAGCGACAGCGAGACGGGCCTTGGTGAGCTTGGGGGCGTCGTCAGGGTTGGCGGCGAGGATGACGGTATCGGTGGCCGGTTTGCGGTCCACGAGGGCAGCGAAGGCATCCATGCGGGGTGGTTCTCCTTGGGATGATCGAGGGATGCTGGGATGCGTGGGACCGGCCGGACCATCCCAGCCGGCCGGCCCCACTACGGGGCGGCTCAGGCAGCGACGGTGGCGTTCAGTTCCGGCACGTCACGGAAGGCCAGAGAGACCATCGTCTTGGCCGGTTCGTTCACTGCCCGGTTCGCCGGGGACTTGGAGATGACCGTCACCGGCCACACCTCGACCTTCTTGGCGGCCACGGCCAGTCCGTTGCGGCTGATGACCACGAACCCGATGGCATCCAACGAGAAGAGGGCGAGGATCACTTCTTCGGTGGAGCCCGCCGTCGTGTTCTCGAAGAGCGTGATCGACATGTCAGCGATCTCGTACATGCCGCCCACGACGATCGGGTACTTCGTGTCGATGTCGGCCGCGTCCTCGGTGCCGGCGGTGACCCGGAACCCCTCGACGCCACCACGAGGTATCGCCGGGGAGAGCAGCTTCCCGGAAGTGGTGAGCTCGGCAACGGTCGGCGCAGCCTTGTTGGTGATGGTGGGCGACCAGTAGTACTTTTCGTTGGGGATCAGGTTGCTGCGTGGCATCAGTTACTCCGTGTCGATGGACCGGCACCGGCGGTGCCACTGGTGGTGGGGGCGGACATCACTTGGCGCGCTTGGCCTCGGTGGGCGGGGACGGTTCCGACAGGGCAGGGTCGGGGGCGTTGCCGGGGGTCGGCCGGTCGAGGGTGAACCCCTTCGGCTTCGAGTTCGCGGTGATCACGACCCGCTCGTCGGACACCACGCGGGCCTCGTAGGCGGCGTTCTGGGCGTCGACGATCGCCTTTGCGGCGCTGTCGACGTCGGCCTGCGAGGCGAGCTTCCAGCCGGTCGTGGCCATCGCTTGGGCCTGGTCGAGCGAGGTCGCCTCGTAGACGCTCCCCTCGGCCTCGGGGTGGGTGAGGTAGATCGACTCAGGCACGGCAGCGGCTCCGGAACAGGGGGGCGGTCACGGCGCCACTGTCCGACCGGATAGCCCGACTGGTCCGGATGCAGGGGGAGTCAGGCCGGTACGACCCACAGGTCGACGTCGACGACGACGTTCACGACCGGGCCCTGATGGTCGATGCCACCGTCAGCGACGAACTCGCGGGCAGCGACGATCCACGTCGCACCCGAGAGCGGGACCGTCCTGTCGAGCAGAGCGGTCGTCAACCGGTAGGCGACCCGTTGCGCCTGTTCGCGTGCCCCGTCGATCCGTGACGGTGCCGCAGAGTCGGCGCCGACGGCACGAATGCGGCCATGCCAGATCAGGTCCCATTCCGGCTGGTCGATGTCTCCGTCGCTGATCCCACCGGGCGGGTACTCCAGGACCCCGTAAGGGGCGGCGGCACCGGAGGGGGCGACGAGGTCGTAGACGGCAGGGTGAACGGACCGCAGGCGGGCCAGCACGGCGGCGGTGACTTCGTGGGCGGGGATCATCGGCGCGGCCATGCGACGGCTTCGACGGCGGCCTCGAACTCGGGACCGATCTTGTCGAGGGCCGGACCGAAGTGCGGGTACGCAGGCTGGTTGTAGTTGCGGCCGAGTGCGTCGGTCCCGAAGAACCCGAGCTCGAGGCGGCGACCCTGCGGCTTGGACACGCCGACCTCGGCGACGGACTCGTTGGCGCGCATCGTGGTGCGCCGGTTGATGGCCCGCCGGTAGTCACCTGTCGGTGCATTCGGGCCGGGCCGACCAGAAGCGCCGGCCTTGACGCTGGCCTGGAGTCGGGCACCGAAGGCGACAACGACCTTGTGGGTGGCGACGCGTGCGACGGCGGTGAGCTGCGCGAGATCGGCGGCGACCTGGTTCGGGGTGCTCACGTCGGGACCCCGTCCCCGGGGCCCGCTTCGACGCAGGCGAGTCGGCGCAGGATCAGAGTGCTGCGGGAATCGACGGACCGAACGACGAAGGTCCGGTCGATCAGGGTCGGGTCGCCTTGGGGGCCGACGGCGGTGAAGGTGACTGCGTCACCGGCTTTCACCGCGGGCGCGGATGAGCGCAACCGGACCGTGTGCGTGTCGATGAGGGCGTCGGTGGCGCCCGCCGTTGACCGTCCACCGCCCGCCGCCTCCGACGGTGACACCGAGCACGGTTCGTTGGCGGCGATGATGTCATCGGGTCCGGTGACAAGGGCCAACGTGACCGGATCAACGGTGCGCGACACGTCGGAGTCGGTGCGTGTGATCCGGCACCGGTCGGTCAACGTCGCCTCGGCGGTGGCCCTCGCCTCGGTCAGATCGGGGATCACCGGTTCCGTCCGACCATGTCGGCGATGACGGCCAGGTAGTTGCCGGCCATCGTGTCCTCGGGGAGGTCAGAGGCCATGACCGCTTCCTCGACCACGGCAGGGTCGAGGGCACGGATGGCGTCGACCGGGTCCTGACCGGTGCGGGTCACCTCGACGATCGCGGTCCCGGTGAGCGACCCCGGTCGCTGCTCCTCGATGAGGAGCCGGGTCGGCTGCCCGTAGCCGAGATGCACGGTGACTCCGCTGATCTGCTCGGCGATGTCGACGCCGTCGACCTCAACGACCGCGGGGGTGACGGTGGCGTCGATCCGGTAGGCGACGGTGCGGGGCGGGGTGTCCACGATGCGAACCGTGGATCGGTGGCTGCCTGGTGGTCAGGATGCAGCGACGCGTGGCCGGCGGGCCGTCCGTCCTGCACGCCCCGTCCTGGCCGTCCTGAGGGGCCGGGGGGCGATCGTGGCCGCCTCGGTGCCTCTCGGTGGGCCGATGTCCCGCGACGCCTTAGACGGCAACTGAGCCGGCACCGACGGGGCCAGGGCCCGGCGGCATCTCGGGTGGGATAGGTACACGACGTCGTCGAGGTCGACGATCATGCCGTTCGCCAACGGACCGACACTGTGCCCGGGTCCGACGCAACACCCGTCACCGTCGAGGTACTCGACCTGTTCGATGCCGTCGGTGCGGCACTGAGTGAGCGTCCCCTGGTTGTATGCCTCTGCGGTGGTGGCGCGGATCGTCGAGTCCGCCCAGTCAGCGATCGTGTGGCGCGCCCCGTTGGAGTAGGTGACCGACCCGATGCCCTGACGTGCCGCCTCGGTGGCCAGCTCGCGGCCGGCTTGCACCGCGGTCCGGTTCTCGAGGAGCGCCGACCGGGTGGCGTCGCGGACCTGTGAACGCAGCGCGGCACGGGTGTCGGCCCGGAGTTCTTGGAGTCGGGGGGCGACGTCGTCCCATGTGCGGGCAGCGAACTGCTCGATTGCTTCGACGTGCGGTGCGGTCCACGCGAACGACGTGCCGATGATCTCGGCCGCGGCCGCGGCACCGGCGGCGTGCAGCTCGGGGAGGGTCCCGGTGATCCACGTCCTCGACGCGTCGACCAGTCCGTCAGCGACGGCCTCAGTAGTGCGGATCAGCTCTCGGAGCCGGGCGGTCTGACGGGTTCTCGACGGGTCATCGACGACGTCGGCGTACTCGGCGAGGAGCCGGGCGTGCGCCTCGTCATAGAGGGCTACCAAACGTTGGGCGGCTGCGTCGTTAGCGGCGGGCTGGGGCAAGGCTCACCACCGCAGATCGGTGCCGCATTCGCCCAGTGTCGCCATGGAGTCGTGCCCGTTGAGAATCGGGACCGACGTGAGCGCAGGCAACCGTGACGGCGCTATCTCGCCGACGACGCCTTCGAGCCGGGCGATCTTGGCGTCGAGGGCACGCAATCCCTCCACGCTGACCGCACCCCACGACGCATCGCCGGCCACAGCGAACGACCGGTCAGCGTCGAGGTTGGCTCGACGGCGTCGCAGGATCGACAGGGCGGCACGGGCCGCAGGCTCGGTGACGGCGGCGTAACGGTCGAGGAAGTCGAGCACCGTCGCATCGTCGGGTTGGTTGCCGACGTGGTCGCGGACGTCGTCGAGCAGCGACATCAGCCGATGGCGTCGCGCAACGCGTCACGCAGCTTGTCCACGCCGAGACGGCCGTCGACGTCGAGGTCGTGGGCGTCACGGAAGGCGAGCAGCGCATCCTTGTCCTCGGCGACGGCATCAAGATCGGCGACCGTCGGAACAGGAGGCGGATCAGCGGCGCCGTCGGGTGCCGTGTCCCACGCTGCCGGATTCGTGATCTGCTTCACCACGTCGGCAGGCACGTTGGCTTCGTTGCCGTGCGCGGGCCCGTAGCCGACACCCTCGACGTACACGTTGGCGACGAGCTTCGACATCAGGTTCCTCTTTCGGGTTGGCTTGGTTGCGGGGGCAGGATTCGAACCTGCGACCTCCGGCTTATGGGGCCGGCGAGCTGACCAACTGCTCCACCCCACTGCGACAGGACCGGCCAACCAAAGGGGGAGGCTGGCCGGCCCCGAGGGTTACGCGACGTCTGCCGAGAACGTGAGGTCAGGGTTCGCCAGGACCGGCAGGGCGATGGCGGCCGCCTTCGTCCAGACCGCTACCGGGTCATCTGACTTGTACGACCCGGCAACCACGCCGGGCTCGGACCCGGTCAGGTTGTAGCCCGGCTCGGACGCCTCGGCGGTGACGCCGTAGAGCACGGCACCGAGATCAGCGGAAGTGGCCGGGAGGAACACCACTCGGTCGTCGGGGATCACCCGGGTGGCCACGCCGTTCACCCGGACCTGTTCGTCGTTGACCACCAGCGGGGGTAGCCCGTAGGCGGCCATGGCAGCGTCGATGCCGGTGCGGGTCACGATGCCGGGCGAACCGGCGAGCGAACCGACTGACGTCGAGATCTTGGCGTTGCGCTGGATGAGACCCATGATCCGGGTCGACACGATCGCTGCGCCGGGAGCTTCACCGTTGGTGGTGGTGTAGGTGGCCACCCATGCCGACAGGTCGTTGATGACGTCCGCGTTGGCCACGGTGGTCCACGGGGTCGCCGCGGTCACGGTGTGCCCGGCGGCCCGACCGAAGTCGACGGTGGCGACGATGCCGTTCTCGGCGAGCACGATCTTGCCGGTCGAGAGGGCTTCGCCTCGGGCCAGTTCCATGCGGGCCGCGATGCTGAGCGCCATGCGCTCGGCGTCGCTGAACACCTGGTCCCGGATCGCGCCGTCGGCGTTGCGGAGACGCAGCGAGTCGTACTCGCCGAGCCGGATCTTGCGGCTGATCGGCGGCAGTTCGCCGGTGACCCGGGTAGCGCCGACCCGGTCCCCGATCGGGGATTCGGCGTCGTAGGTCCGGAACGTGGCCGCATCGGCGAGGCCACCGCCACCGGCCTGGAACCGGTACAGCAGGTCGTTGACGGGCCGCGACGGCAGGTAGGCGGAGAGGGCGAAACGGTTGGCTTCGCTGTCAGCGAGGCTGGCCCGGACGTAGCCGGTGAGCTCCGCGGGGTCGATGAGATCGGAGAGGCGCATGGTTCAGGCTCCTAGGCGAAGATGATCCGGCCAGCGACGTCGGCCTTACCGGCGGCGTCGACAGCGATGGGCAGGAGGGCTTCGACCACGCGGCCGTGCTCGTAGAGCGGGCCTTGTACGTCGACGGTGGTCGGCGACCCAGGCTTCACGTCGACGAACAGGAACCCGGCGAGGGTCTCGGCACCGTTCGTTGCGGCGTTGTCGTAGGGGCCGTAGATCCCGGTGGCGGTGATGCGGCCGAGTGGGGTCCCGGAGCGGAGGTAGCCGTCGGGGTAGTGGGTGCCGGCGGTGAACGCCGAGGTGTCGAGCGTGATGGTGCGGCACGAGCTGGTGCCGTGCTCGGAGCCCAACCACGACTGCTTGTCGGTGGTGAAGCTCTCCTTGCGGGTCGTGAGATCCATTGCCTGGTGTTCTCCTGGTTAGGCGGCGGTGGTGTGACGGGACTTGTAGAGGTCGCGACCGGCTTCGACACCGGTCTTGGTTCCGCCTCCGCCGACGGGCGTGCGGGGCGGGATGATGCCGACAGCCGGGGCGGCCTGACCGGCGGGCAGGAACAGGGAGGGCAGCCGTTCGGCGAGCGCCTTGACCTCAGCGCCGAGGTCATCGGCGCCGGTGTCGATGAGCCGGAGCCCGTCGGTGAGCAGCGCCGGGTTGAGCCCGGCAGCGAGGAGCGCCTGGGTGGCGTCCGCCTGAGCCTGGACCGTGGCGGTCTTCGCTTCGGCGGCGACCGTCTTGGCGTCGGCGTCGACCTTCTCAGCCTTGAGCCGGTCGATCTCCTCCATGCCCGCCCGCTTGGCTTCCGCGTCCTGCGCGGCCAGGTAGGCGCCGATCTCCTGCTCCTTGGCCGTCGCCGCGGTCCGGGATGCCTGAGCGACCCTGCCTTGGACGATCTGGTCGAGGTGGGCCTGTTGCTCGGCGGTGAACACCACGGCCTGCGGGACACCACCGCTGCCACTCTCGGACGCGGACGCGTCGTCGATGGTGGCGAGGTGGCGGTCCAGTGGGCTGCGGCGCAGGTTGTCGAGCATCGGTGCTGTCTCCGTTGGTTGCTTGCCCCCGCTTCACGGCTGCGGGTGGTGCCGCCCGGCCAGGAGAGGCCGGTCGGGGCGAAGCGTGCGGGCCGGTCGACGGGATGGCCCGGATGCAGGAGACTGAGGCATGGCCGATGCGCTCGACAGCCTCCACACCGCCGTCGCTGGGATCACCGCCCTCTACGCCGAAGGCGACCCGTCGGAGATCCTCAGCGCCGTCCTCGTTGCCCCGACCTCGGTCGATCAGGCTGCGATCGCATCGGCGCTGACGCTTCTAGCGTCCCGTGCGATGCACGAGATCGACCGGCTGGATGGTGAGGGAGCGGGCGTGGAGTGGCTGCAGGCAGAGGCGCTCCGGCTGGAGCAGTAACTACTCGCGGCCAGCGGTCAGGCTGCGGGAGCAATGCCGGGGCGTGAACCAACGAGCCACAGATCCCGCTTGTAGATGCGCTCGTAGACGCGAACCTCTTTGATCACGTCACGGTCGCCGTCGAGCGGCATGATCTCCAGTCCGGCGGGCACGTCCGACCAGGTCATCCACAGATCCCACGCCGGGACCTCTTCGTGGACCAGGCCGCTGAGCGCCCACGCCATCGACGGGCTGTCCGAGTAGCAGACGTAGGGCGGCTTCCATGCCCCGTCCACTGACCGGCTTGACGGGCACAGGCCGCGCCGCTCGATGCCGTTCCGGCGGCTCGACGGGGACCAGTGGTAGAGGAGTACCGGCCCCTCGTAAAGGTTCCTCACTCGTCGGGCTCGGTGAAGATCAGGTCGTCGCTGTATCGGATCTCGCGCAGGGTGCTGGCCACGAGTCCTTCGGTTCCCCACGCGGTTCCGCACCGAAGATGGGACTTCCCGGAGTCACCGTCGATGTCAACCCACCCGGCGATCACAACGCACTCGGCGACGATGCCCCCATCGGGTGGCCCGTACTCGGACCCGGCCAGAACCTCTTGGACGGCGTCGCGCATCCGGCGCTTCAAGTTGTCGTGCTCGTCGCTCACGTCCGCACCCATCGCCGTGCCAGCGGTGACCACTGCCCGCACCAGACCCGCCGACCCCACGGTGCAGTCAACGGCACATCCCAGGCGATCACCGTGGCTCGACGGGCCGCCCAGCGGAGGAAGGTCACGGCAGGTCGATCACCGGAGGCGCCGCCGGCGGATCGGGCAACGTCACGCCTAGACGCTCAGCGGCGGCCGATTCGCTTCCCGTTGCATCAGCGACCGCCCGGGCAGCCTCCGGATCCTCGCTGTAGATGCGTTGCACCTCGGCTTGGGCGTCGTCGATGTTGTAGCCCGCAGCAATCAGCATCCCCACGGCGGTCTGCGTGGAGATCGCATGCGCAACAAGCCCGGCAGTGACCGCCTCCATGACCTGCACCTGGTCGGTCGGCAGGAACGCCCCGTACCGGATGCGTGTCATCGGGGTCGGCCCCGGGTCGAGGACCCCTGTGACCTGGGCCATGCGCTGCCCCATCTTGAGCAGCAGGCTGTCCTTCGGTGCCCGGGTGGCTCGCAGGTTCCCGACCACGGAGATCGCCGGGGCCAACTCGAGGAGCTTGCGAATCCCGGACTCGGCGCCGCCGGTGGCACGGGCCCGGCCTACCAGTTCACCGATGCCGAGCGACACACCAATGCGCCCCTCGATCGAGGCGCCCAGCGCCATGAGTTGGGGAAGCCCGGCGGACAGGTCCAGGGTGTGCATGACGCCGGTGGCGCCGAGCCCGTGGATCATGCCCGGCATGACCTGCGCGTCCGTGCCAACGTCGACACCGCTGGCCCACACGGCGGGCTTCCCCAAGAACTGGGCGCCCTTCATGGTCAACGTGTCGACCATGGCCAAATCGTCGAAGGCCCGCACCGCCAGGTCGCAGAGGGCCCGGCCATAGTGCTCGCGTCCCGTCGGCGTGTTGGGCCGATGGATGACCGGGATGAAGTCGATGCCCATGTCGTAGCGGTGGGCGGTGACGGTACGGGCCTCGGTGATGTCGAGGGCGAACGGTTCACCGGCCTGCACCGCGGAGAGTTCCCATGTGGCGTCGCTGAACAGGCAGGTGACGTCGGTGTCCTCGCCGTCTGTGTGCCACGGCAAGGTGCGGCGGATGATCCCGTCGGCACCGACACGTTCGGTCGGGGGCAGGGTCAGGGCCTCGCCTTCACGCAGTGGCGTCCCGTCGGGACCGACCCAGACCGGGACCCCGTCGACTTCGGTGGCACGGGTGGCGGTGATCGGGACGAGCTGCCATGTGAGGCGACGCACGAACCGTTCCGTCCGGCCAGCAGTCGTCTCGTCGAACTCCCAGGCGACGTGAACCACGTCAGGGAAGTCGACCTGGTCGCCGTTGGCTGGGATCTCCGGGAAGTAGAAGCCGGGGTCGTAGACCTGCACGGTCGGCCACCCGCCGGGACGGGGCCACAGGGCGATGATCCCGTCGCCGAGGGTGACCGCGTCGTCCTCGGCTTCCTGCAGCGTTAGGAGCAGCTGTACCCGGTCAGCCCATTCGCGGATCGCTTCCTGGCGGGCACGCAGCGACGGCGACGATTCCAGTCGGGCCGTCCAGTCGGCGACGGCGGCGTCGGCTTCGACAGCCCACGCAGCCATGCGGGCCGTGTGGACCTGGTCGTGGACGGCGTCGACCGTGGTGTCACCGGTCGGCGGGGTCGCCTGCGGGACATCAGGCAGGACGGGCCCGTCGAGGGGGTCGTCGTCGGCGCCGTCGACGGTGATCGTCTGGGTGTCACCTCGCAGCGCGGCGACCATGCGGGCGCAGTACAGGGCGGGGTCGCCGTACTCGCGGTGCGCCCGGTTCGCTTCGGGGCCGCCGGGCATGTGCCGCCACCCCTGGTTCGATGCGAGCGCTCGGCGGATCAGGTAGGCGCCGATGCGGCGAGCCTCGGATGCGGGTACCCATGTGTGGGCGAGGCGGAGCGGGCCACCGGTGTGCGGGGTGAGCTTGCGGTCCAACGGCGAGAACTGGTCGAGGGGTTCTTGGCCGGGGAGGGTCACCGTGCGACACCACCCGGTCAACCCGTCATCAGGTCGGATGCAGCCGGAGCTACCCGGTGAGCCGACCCGTAGCGGCGAGCCATGCGGTGACATCGCTCCAGTTCCACGCCGGACGGTTGCCGACGATCCAGCGCGGCGGAGGGAACGGCGGGTCGGTCGGGCCTCTGGGGCCGCGCCACCAGTCGACGGTACGGCGGGCCACGCCTGCCCGAGCGGCGATCTCAGGGATACCGACCGGGTCGCAGGCCCGGGTCATGCCGCGGGCGCGCCTTCGTCCATGACGTAGATGGAGACGGTGCGGAGGATCGTCGCTGCCTCCTGCATCGAGGCCAAGGCCTGAGGGCCGACACGGTTATAGCTCTCTGCCCGGACTTGGTGGTCGACCTGCTTCTCCAGCGACACCGCTGCGTGTTCCATGAGGTTGCGGAGCATCGTGGCCTTGCTCGGGATCGCCGTCTCAGTGGCATCGGTGATGGCCTGCTGGATCTCATCGGAGGTCACTGTGGCTACCGCTGCGAGGTAGGTCTTGCGCTCGTCTGGGTCCATGGCGTCGTCGATGCGAAGCATTTCATCCAGCTCTTCCAGCCCCCCGTAGAGGTCGGTAAGGCGAACGCAGGTGGCGTGGGAACGTCCGCCGCCTCGGGTGTCGGCACGGCGCTGGCCTGGTTTCATGGGGCGGTCGCAGACGGCGCAAGGTTCCATGCTCATGCCGCCAGCCCGTTGACGTAGCCGTACTGCATGAGCCGCCGGTAGGGGCGGGTCAACGCCTCGGGCGCCGCCGCGTCGATACCCACGAAGCCGTCGGGGAACCGGCGCACCCACCCGTCGGCCTCCAGCGCCCGACCCAGGAGGTCGAGGTCCCGGTCGAAGCACTCTTGCTGACTGATGGTGGCGGAAGGAACGGTCGCGGTGGGCATGCCGTTACCCTACATCATGTCGGGAGTCGAGTCCAGCACTAATGTCGGGATCACGTGCAGCCGCCGGGCTACTCGGTGAGCGAGTCGCGGTACGGGGCCGACGTGACCGGACCGGTGTCACCCAACATCAGCTCAGTCAACGCCCACACAAGCGCATCCAGACGGTCCGGGGAATCACCATCATCAGGCGACCACGTCGTCAGCTGCTCTTCAAGATTGGGGAACGTCCCGAGATGGCTGACCTTGCCGGCCTCGTAGAGCGCAGCGATCGGCTCCGCCCGCGTCACCTTGCCCCGCGATGCCCACACGGTTTGCACCGGCACCTGGGCGTCAACCGCCTTGAGGACAGCGGTGACCATGTCGCCGCCGTTGTTGCGTTCGGCGACGATCCGATCCGCCTGGTGGTCCCGGTAGGCCTGCACGGCTCGGCGCCCCCACCCGTCGGGCGACAGTTGACAGGACCGGTCGGCCAGGACGTAACCGCGCCCGTCGGCTCCCTTGCCGGCGACGACGATCCCGGTCTCATCGGAGTCGGTCTTCGCTGACGCCGCCGGGTCGACAGCGACCACGACCCGGACCAGACCGCCGGCGAGGTGTTCGCTGCCCGGTGCCCGCCGGTGCGGTTCGATCCAGTCCCAATCCCAGAGGGTGCCTTCGATGCGGTCGATGGCATCCCAGTCGCCGAAGCCCACGGCTTCGCGCAGCGCCCGGTTCGAGATGCCGGCCAGCATGCGAGCCCGGTAGCCGGGGTCGCGGGCCATGAGTGCCGGGTTGTCCTCCAGCAGGGACGGCACGAACACGCGGCGCACCGGTGTCTGGTCTTCGACCTTCGGGACCGCGGACCACACGTCGCCCGACTTGGGCACGACCGGGCCGACGACATCTTCGGGTTGGGGCCGCACCCATCGCCGCTTCACCCAACGGTGACCGGGCCCGCCGGGGTTCGTGGTGGCCACCATGTGGGCCCGGATGCCGGGCGCCGGTGCCCGCAGCCGGGTGGTCAGGAACTCCCACTGCGACTCGACGAACTCGGTGACCTCTTCGAAGCCGATGACCCCGTACTCGGCGCCTTGGTAGTTGTGGACCGAGGTGGCGTGTTCGAGATGCCCGAACTCGAGGATGGACCCGTTGGGCCACGTGAACGTGTGATCGTTGCGGTTCGGTTTGGTACGCCCGGCAAGCAGTGTTTCGGCGCGGGGCAGCAGTGTGCGGGCGAGGCGGGGCATGGTGCGGCGCAGGACAAGACCGCGGTTGCCGGGGTGGGCTTCCATTTCGGCGATGACGTGGAGCAGCAGCCACCACGATTTGCCGCCACCGACTGACCCACCGAAGAGCAGCTCATCGACCTGGCTGGACAGGTCTTCGGCGAGGGCCTGCTTCGGTTGGGCGACGACGTCGTAGTCGGCCCAGATCGTGGCAGCGTCGATGGTCGGCGGGTCGAGGAGGGCGGCGAGGCGGTGGGCGACGGTCACGTTTCAACACCTTCGGCGGGGAGGGCGCGCAGCCGGGCGGCGATCGCGGCACGCACCGCGGGGGAGTCGACCCCGGCGTCGGCGAGAGCGGCGAGCACCGCAGCGAAGTGCAGCTGCGCGGTGATCTCTTCGACGTTGGCGATCCGGTCGCCGATGTCAACCTTGGCCATGTCGACGAGCAGACCCCGGTACTGACCGACGAGCCGTTCGTAGAGCTTCACGTACGGGTGGATGTCGTAGCCAGCCGGCGAGACGAGCAGGGGTGAGTCGAGCTCGGCCACCATGTCGAGCGCCGCGTCCTTAGCTTGTTCGAGCTCGCCGGCCAGGCGGGCCAGAGCGATAGTAGGGTCGCGGATCTCGCGCCGATTGTCGATGTCACCGAGGCGCCGCTTCAAGACCTTCTCGGCTTCGATGGCGGCGATGCGCTGTTGCGCCCCGGCTTTGGCCTGCGGCGTGTTGCCGCCGTGCTTGTAGCAGACGAGCTGACCGACCATCGGCGTCGACCGGCACGGGTTCCCGCGTGTGCCTTGGTCACCGCGGCTGTCCTTGGTGTGGCCGCGGCAGCGTTCATGGATCTCACCGCACACCTGACTCGGCCGTTGCGGTGCGTCGGCGGGCCGAACATAGGTGCATGCGATGCCGTGGTAGGAGTCGATGACCCGCTGGACCGGGGCGCCGAAGGTCACGATGCCCGCCGTTTCGAGCGAGGCCCGTCGAGCGGGTGACCGAGGTGAAGTTGCTGGCAGTGCGGGCAGCGATAAACCCCGAGCTTGGTCCTGCCGTAGCCGCGCATCTCCTTCACCACGGCCCGTGCCTCGGAGCGGGTGGCGTGGACGCGTTTGCCGTGACACTGGCGCTCCGGGTCGCCGACGAAGCCGGTCAACGTTCCACCTTCCATGCTCCGCCGATCCGGGCCAGCACGACTCGCACGTCGCCGTCGTCGGGGACCAGCTCGGCGATCCGGGCCACGACACCGGCCGGCAGGGTGAACGGCTTCGGTAGCGGCAGCTCTTCGCCCCGCACGTCAATGGCTTCCTGGGCCATAACCGACCGCAGTGCGTGGACGGACAGGTCGTTGTCGACGGCGATGTCGAGGAGCCGGCTGCGATGACGTGGCGGCTGTCCGCTCACCAGCTCGTGATGCGACCACGACAGGGCAGGGCGGCGTTCCTCGGGCGAGAAGATGCGAGCCACCCGCTGGCACCGCACCGCCGTCGGCTGATCGATCAGCGGCTCATACCGGAACATGTCGGCGTCGCCGGCCTGCACCCGACCGAGAGCGGCGAGCTGAATGTCGCCCATCCACCAGTTGAGCGAGGCGCTGCGGGCATCGAGGGACCGAAGCATGTCGTTGATCTGCGACGCGGTCGCATCGGCCGCGACGACGGCGCTCGTCGACGTGAGGCTGTCCAGGCCGGGCAGATCGAGAGCAAGCTGAGCGGAGGCGACAAGCCCGGTCATGCTGCCTTCCACCCGGGATTGCGGCCCTGCTGCGGTGCCGCCGCCATCTCGCCCTTCGCTGCGCAACTCCACCTGTCGCGTGCCCCCCGACCGTGACTGCTCGCCCGGCCGTGCGCCGCCCCGGCACCGTTGCGGTCCGGGACCGACTGAGCCACCGGATCATCGAGCCGCAGGAACACCCTCGACTCCGCCAGGCGGTACTGCGGGCCCGGCTCGCGTCCATCAGCCACCCACGCCCGCCGTAGGCCCCGCCGATCCGGATCCGCGACCCCGCCCCGGACCCCATGCTGATCGTTGGACTCCACGGCGTCGAGCAGGCAAGCGGCCCGCACCGGACACGACCGGCACGTTGCTTTCGCGGCTACGGCGTTGTCACCGCCACGCGTCGGGAACCAACGATGCGCCGTGATGGCACCGTCGACAGGCGCGGAGCCTCGGCAGGCGGCACGGTGGCGCCACGGGACGGCGGTCACGGCTCCACCTGATCGGACGGCTCCGGCCAGATGAGGGTGTCGATCCGAGCGGCGATGATGCGGATGTGATTCGCCGTGAGGGCGCACCTGGTCGTGGCTGCGAGGGATCGCAGCCACTCTGCGTCTGCGTTGGCCAGCTCCACCCGTTCGGGGTCGGAGTCGTCAAGGTCGGTCATGTCAGGTTCTCCGGTTCGGTGAGGGCCGCGGTGGCGGCGGTGGTCATAGTCGTTGCTCCTCGTCGTGGGGTTGTGGCGGCTCGGCTGTACTTCGTGGGGTCTCGCGGCTGGCGGTGAGGGGGCGGCGGCGACCGGGTGGAGCGGTCACCAGAGCCCTCCGTCGTCGTCGTCACTGTCGATGGCGACCGGCACGGATGGTGGTGCATTGTCGCGGTCGGTGGTGGCATCGTTCTGCGCGTTCTGCGCGTTCTGCGCGGGGGGTCGGCCATCCCCTTTTGAGAGAAAAGAGAGTGAGTGATCTTCTTTTTCTCCTCTAAGCCGGGAACGCGCATAACGCGCAGAAACTGTGGATAACTCGGGGTGGAGGGCGAACTCGACCGAACGCTTGTTCCGTTGGGTCAGGACCGGCCCTCCGTCCACTGTGCGGATCCAGCCACGCTCAGTGAGCAACAGAAGTGGCGGGAGCGTGTCGTCGGCCCTCTTGAAGGCCGAACGGTTGCCGGCATAGAGCTGCCGGACGGTGAACGAGGCGTTCCCGGCACCCTCAGCCCAGTCGAGGATCTTGCGGGCCATGGCGATGTCGGGCGACGATCCCCAGAGGTCGTGGACGTGGGCAGCGTGGGTCAGCCAGTACTCGCCGACGCTGATCGCCTGGGTGATCGTGGCCATCTCGACGGGCGCATCATGGGGGTGGCCGTGGGCGACGTGGAGCAGGACGGCGAGGCGCAGCACCGACGATTCGAGCTTGCCGGTCCATTCGGCCATGGGTCGTAGATCGCCATCGGGGAGGCGGCGCCGCTCGAGGGCCTGGCGCCAGTCCGAGTAGTGCTGGGCGGCGGGGTCGCTGAGGTGCAGGGTGGCGGGTCGTTCCCATGACAGCATGCGTCGCCCGATGGTCATCATCTGGTCGTGGTAGCGGTCGTCGCTGCCGGAGTTGGTGGCTGGCCGGAAGGCGAGGTCGCGGTGTCCGAGGACATCGGGGGGGACGGCGTACATGAATCGGGCGGTGAGGCCTCGGCCGGCCAGCTCGGGCGTGTCGGCGAGGGCCCGGATCACCGATGGCTGCACGGTGAGGACCATGGTGAGGATTGCCTCGGGTGCTTCGTTGGCTTCGCGGCCTACCCGCACGGTGTCGAGACGGTCACCGGACCATCCCTGGAGGTAGACGTCGAGGTTGGTGCGGTCGCTGTAGCGGCCGGTCATCAACCCGAACACGCCGCCTTCGGTGGAGTGGATGGCGATGCGCCCTCCGTTGTCGGCGATCAGCTTGGCCAGCGCTTCGGGGGTGGCGTCGCCGACGGTGAGCTTCGGGGTGGCGGTGGGTTGTTCCTGAGCGGTGAACAGCTTGGCTCGGAGGTCGACGAGCTGGCGGGGGTCCGGTGAGTCGAGAGCCTTGGCCCGTTTCAGTTCGCCTTCGATGCTGTCGACGATGTCCTGGTTGGCGGCGACGGTGGCACGGGTCTGTCGTGCATGTTCGGTTTCGAGCTCGGTGACCGCTGAGCACATGGCCTTGTAGGCGGGGGATTTGCCGGTGGATGGCGGCATGGCGATGACGATGTACAGGTTGGCGTGTTCGGTCCAGCGGCCTCGCACGTTGAGTTTGAGGTGCCCAGCGCAGAGGGTGGAGAGTGCGCCGATGGCGAGGAGGGCGGGGAGGTCGACGGGGACCTGGAGGTCGACGGCGACTTCTTCGGCGTGGTCGGCGATCCAGTCGGGTAGGACGTGGGTCGGGAACGGTGGGAGCGCGATGTTGGCGCCGAGGGGGATCGGTTCGGGCCACGGTTCGTCGGGTGCCGTCGTTGTGCCGGTGGGTGCGTCGTCTCGCAGGCTGGCCCCGATAAGGCCTTCGAGATCGGGCGACGGCGGTCCGTGGTGCCCGTCGGCTCGCAGGGCGCTGGCGGCGGCGCTGTGGTCGCCTCCGTGGCGGGTGGCGGCCAAGTAGCCGATCTTCGTGTATGTGCCTTCGGGGTCGAGGCCTGCGGGCCCGAGCGACGACGTGAACACCTTCAAGACGTCGGAGCCCTTGTAGCCGGTGGTGGCCGAGGTGCCGTCGCGTCGTTGTTTCCCGGGCCGGGTCCAGTGGTCTTCGCCAGCGCGGTCGGTGTGATGGAGGGTCCAGCCGTCTGGCTCGAGGATCTGTGCCCAGCTGGTGGCGGCGGCCCAGATGTCACCGGGGCGGTCGCTGCGGGCCTCACCGGCGGGGTGGTTGCGGGGTGCCGGTTCGGGGTCTTGGAGCATGGTGAGCATCCAGCCGGGAGCCTGCACGCACCGGTCAGGTGCGGCGGCTTCGACGCTGTAGGGGTGGCCGTTGGCGTGGATCGACGGGGGGGCGACGATGAACCCGCCTTCGCCTCGCACGTCGAGGCCGGGGCCGAGGCGCCCGGAGGCGCTGTTGCGAATGGTCTGGCCGTCGGTGGGCCAAGCGAACAGGATGTGACGGCCACCTGATCCGGTGAGGTGCTCGCGGGTGGCAGGGAGCGGCCCGTAGGCGGCTTCGTGTTCGGCGAGGGTGTCGTCACCGGTTTTGCCGTCGGCGACGTCGACGTCGAGGGCCCAGATCCCGGAGGCGGCACCGGTGATGATCCCGATGCCGTGGTCGGGTGCCTGGCCCCACCAGTGCCGGATCTTCGCTTCGTCGGTGGACCCCTCACGTTGCCAGGCCGGATGGCCTTGCGGGTACTTGAGGCCGGGCGGGATCGGGATGACCCGCCAGCCTCGTCGGGCGTAGGCGAGCGCCGCGTCGAGGTTGCCGGTCGGCATCGGGTCAGGGTCAGGCATGGTCATCGGGGCGCGCCGATGGCGCCCGTCGAGCGGACGCCATCGGTCGGGGAGCGGTGCGGATTACTCACGGGCGCCTCGCGGCTGGCCGGCCCCGACGTGCCCGGGTCGGTTCATGCGGCCGCCTTCCAGAGCTGCCGGAGCATCTCTTTGCCGAGCTTGCGGAGGGCGTCGCCTTGCTGGTGGCCGCCACTCCAAGGGGCGCCGGGCTGGGCCGGCTTTCCAGAGGGTCCGCAGCGCACGCATTCCGTGGTGTGAACGCGGTCCCATGTGGCGTAGCGGGTGTCGATGTAGAGCTGCCCGAACGGTGAGATGGCGTGCCGGTTTGTCGGCGTGAACGGGACCTTCGGGCCCGGGGTGGTCTGGCGTACTCCGGCCTTGACCAGGCACTCGGCGACGAGGTGCGTGACCATCTTGAGGTTGGGTGAGCCGAGGGCTGCGAGGTCAGCAGCGGAGGCGCCCTTCTGTGCCCGTCCGGGGCGACCGTGGCCGCAGTACTGCCAGAGCTGCGAGACGGTGCGGGCGTAGGGTTCGTCGGCTACGAGGACCCGCTTGGAACCAGTGCCTTCCCAGTGGTGCGGGGTGGCGATCCGGGGGCGGCCGAGGTGGCCGATGAGACGGGCCATGAGCGGTTCGCCGAGTCCGCGACTGGTCTTCTGCCAGGTGCGGATCTCGGTGGGGACGACACGCCGGTAGCAGAGGGCGAGTTGGCGGCCGACGACCTTCTCGGAGGTCTCTAGAGCGTCGATGTACGGCTGGTAGACGGCGGGGTCGACACCGCCGCGCTTGGCCCGGTTGTCAGCGGCGATCCGGGCCTGTTGGGCGTCGTGGAACATCTCGGCCCATATGCGAAGTTCGAGCCACCCGTCGTGACTGGAAGGGGTGTCGGGGGTCGCTTGGACGGGCGGCTCGAGAAGGTTCGACCCCGGCGCGGTTGCTGTGGGTGTCGCGGTAGCAATGGCTGGGGTCGAGAGGGTGCTGAGGTCGGCGGTCCCACATTGGGTGTCGCGCCGCGTATGGCCGACCTCAGCGGAAAGATCACCCGGACCAGACGGGTCACGTAGGGGCGCCGCGACTTCGGTGGTCTGGTCCGGGTGAGAAGTGTCGACCCCGGCGGCCGAAGCATGGGAATCGCGGTCCACTTGGCCGGGGTCGAGAGGGTCCACCACCAGCGGACCAACTCGGGGCGCCGTGGGTTCATTGGCTGGTGGTGGAGAAGGCGACTCACCGACGCGGGTCATCTGGGTGTCGTGATCTGCTTGGTCGGTGGGTCGGGTCAGGGTGGCGGTCATGCTGCGACCGCCAGGACATCGTTGAGACAGGAGACGCCGGCCGCTTCGATGATGTCGATCGCTTCGGCGTGGCGGGCGATCGTGTTGTCGATGCCGTTGCGGAGCGACGCAAGGAAGGCGATGCGGTCCCGGTGGTCTTGCACGGTGGCTTCACCCCAGACGACGTGCTTACCGCGTCCGATGCAGAACCGGTCGGCCAGGTACTCGGCGCGGTTGATTCCCCCAGCGACGCGTCGCTCTTGGGTATCGGAGGTTCCATGGTCGCTGGGGGAGTTCTCGTGGGCCCGCACGTCAGACCGGATGGACCGTCGGCACTCGTTGCGGACCAGCGGACCGAACATGTCCCGCCACTTCTGCGGGCAGCCCAGAGCGTCGAACACCGCCGATGCGGTCTCGTCCGGGTCACCGTTGGACATCTGGTCGATCAGCTCGTTCAGGTTCGGCATCAGTTGCTCCTCGGGTTGGGATGAGGCAGTGGGGTGGTGGGTGGCCCGGTCGGGTGCATGCGGTCATGGATGCTCCTGGGGTGGGTGGCCCGGCCGACGGTCCTGGGAGTCGTCGGCCGGGCCGGTTCCGGTCGGGCCAGGGGACGGTCCGACCGGAGAACGGTGGCGGGCTACAGGTCGTCGAAGAGGTCGTCGCTGCTGGCCGCCGTGGCCGGAGCCGGAGCCGTGGGCGGAACGGGTGCCGGCGTGGGTGCGTCGGCGAGGAGGTCCCCGGTGTCGAGAGCCGGCGCCTTGTACGCCATCTCGTAGAGCTTCGGCGGGTTGAAGCCCCGCTTCGAGGCCGTGCCGTCGCCCACGTAGCGGACGGCGAGGATGCCGCCGACTTCGAGGCTGGTCGCCTTCGCTGCCTTGAGGGCACCGATGAGCGAGGCGGTGAGCGACTGCGTCTCGGGCTTCTTCGAGCCCTTCACGTACAGGTTCCGGACCCCGTCATCGTCATCGTCCTCGCGTTCACCGGTTTGCAGGGTGACGACGAGCTGCATCTTCGGCTTGCCGTCGTCCCAGAAAGCGGGCTTGTCGGTGTCCATGTCGATCTGCTGGCGCGTTTCGGCGGCGACGACGGTGCCTTTGATCTTGTCGCCGATGGTCTCGAACTTGGCTGATCGGCCGCCGCCTCCGGTGAGGAAGTCGGCGACGCTGGTGTCGATGCTCATGGTGTTGGTGTGCTCCTGTGTGTTGGTGGGTTGGGGGGTCACTGCGCGGCAGCGTCGAGCTGGGCGTAGTGGGTGGTGAGGCGGTCGCCGATGACGGCGCACACCTCTTCGTCGCCTGCGGCGAACCGCATGGCGAGACTGATGACGTTCTGCGCTTCGTCGATGGTGAGCGATCCGAGGACCGCCCCGGTCGACCAGGCGGGCTGCAGGTCGAGACCGATGGCGAGGCCGATGGCGGCTCGTGTGGCGGTGTCGTCGCCGGGGTCCACGTCATCGGCACAGACCAGGGCGCAGGCGATGGCGGCTGCGTTGACGGCGGCGACACGGCGGGTGGACTTGGCCGTGTAGCGCCACGGCCGGCCTCCCCGCTTCCCTTCGGCCTCCCAGCCCTTGAGGATCGTTTTCTGTTCGGCGGTCATGGCGGCAACCGAGGCCCGCAGGTCGGTGTCTTGGGTTTTGGTGGCTTTGGCGCTGTCGTCGTCGATCGGGCGCAGGGTCGGGTTGGAAGCGATCTCGGCGTCGATCTCGGCGGTGCGGGCCGCCATCGCCTCGGAGAGCTTTTCGTCGGGGGATGGCTTCGTCGGGTCAGGCGGCGGGAACCCGATGCCGTCCAGGACCTCGACCTGGCAGAGCAGGGCATCGAGGACGTCGATGTCGGCGTCAGCCCACTGGTCGGAGTGGGCCGGCTTGGCTACGGCGGGAGGCCAGAACTTGGCGATGGCCTCCCGGCCCTTCGGGTCGCTGCAGTCCCGGATCGCCTTGAGGCGATCCTTGATCCATGCCACCCGCTGCGCAGCGACACCGATGGGCCGGACGGCGGGGGCGGGCGGCGCCGAGTCTTCGAACACGGGCAGGGTGCGAGCGGCGTAGAGCTTCGGTTTCGATCCCTCCCGCCACGGCTTCCATTCGGCGAACACCGCGCCGTCGTGGCGGGCGTTGCGGGCCCCGCCCAACGTCTCGACGATCGCTGTGGTCGCCCCGATCTCCTCAGCCTCCGCGGCCTTGCGGGCGGCGATGGCGGTCACGTAGCGGCGCACCATCGCCTCCTCAACATCGACGCCTGCCTCGTCATCGACGAGCCCGTACACCTCCTGCTGCGCTTCGAGCGTCTTCGGGTGATCGTCGGGCGCCGGGCAGTCGTCGGAGTCGAGCCGGTGCAAGAAGGTGTCGGCAGCGTCGATGAGCTCGGCGACGTGGGTCGGGTCGTAGTCGATGACGTACTCGGCGTGCTCGAACCATGGGAACTCGACAGCGACGTGGCAGCGCGACGCCCCGGCGCAGTGCATCTGCCACATGACCTGGTCCCGGTAGCCGGCAGGGATGGCATCGGTGCCGGGCTGGCCCCACTGTTCGGGCTTGCGGGTCGTCTTGATCTCAAGGAGGTCGAAGCAGTCGTGTTCGGGCTTGGCGATGAGTCGGTCGGGGGCGGCGCAGTGTCGGTCGTTGCCGGCGGCCACAAAGGTGCCGCAGGGCCGGACGGTCCAGTCGGGGTGGCGGTCGCGAAACCATGAGGCGATGCCGGGTTCGTGGTAGATCCCGGCGGCCTTCACGTCGTCGATGCCGTCGGGCTCGACGTGGCCCTTCATGACTCGGTACAGCCGGTACGGGGAGTCCCATGGGCTGCGGCCGACGATGGCGGCGATCTTCGATGCGGAGACGGTGCGGTACCAAGCGTCGGAGCCGGGTTCGGTGAGCGGGATCTCGGTGCCGGCGGGGAGGCCGTGGTCGGTGCGGGCCGGCGGTTCGACAGGGACCCGGCTGTTGGTGACCGGCGGAGCGAGGAAGGCGTCTACGTCGGTGGCGGTCACTGGGAGTGGTCTTTCACGCATCGGCCGTCGGGGGTGACGGTCCATACGTCGTCGGGTCGCCCGGCGGGCCATGCGCAGCCGGGCCAGAGCGCCCAGTGGTTGCCGGTGCGGGCTAGCGGGACGGCTTCGTCGTAGTTGACGGCGCAGCGGATCGCGGCGGCGAGGACGTGCTCGGGCGGGGCGTCGGTGGCGACGATCATCGGACCACGTCCATGGCCCGCAGGTGGGTGACGACGAGGCATTGGGTGGCGGTCGACGGTGGCTTCTCGCCGATGATGGCTGCGACCTTCGTCCAGCCGTCTGGGTCGAGTTGGGTTTGGGCGAGGACGGCGATCTGGTGGCAGGTGAGCCCGGCGGCGGTCCCTGGTCCGACACGGGCGGTGAGGGCGTCGGCGATGCGGCGGGCTTTGTCGGCCCGGTTGGCTTGGTGGCGGTCGGAGATCCGGTCGGCCTGGTCTTCTGCGTGGCGGTCGGCGTGGTCGAGGTGGTGGTCGAACCCGGGCGGGTCCTCGGTGACGGTCATGGGTGCCTCCTGGCGGGATGGATGCGATGCCGACCACCATAGCGAACTTCAGCGAAGATGCAAGGAAGTTCTCCCAGATGGCCCCAGCGAACCCTCATCCGCTGGTGGAGCCGACGACAGTGCTGCAACTACAAGCCTGTAACTACGGCCAACTTCGCTAGGGTTCGCTGACCGTCGTTGGATTTCTCTGGATTCCTGGTGAAGGGTGCGGCCCTATGACCACCGATGAGGCACGACACCGGGTCGCCGCGTACTTCAGGGCGCGACTGGAAGCCTCCGGGTTGCGTCCAACGACCTTCGCCAAGAGGTGGGGGACCAACGAGAAGACCTTGGCCAAGATCCTCAACGGTCTGCCGATCCGCGGCGACGCGATGGACAACATCATCTCCGCCCGCGAGTGGCCACCAGATGCCTTCGAGCGGCTGGCTCGTGGCCAGAATCCGGAGACCGATCACGCGAACATCGAGGCCCGCGTCGCTGCCATCGAGGCCCACTTGGGACTCGACAACGTCACCCCCATCCGCCGTCGCCCCACCGAGGATCTCGACGCGGTCGCCGCTCAGGGCGACGCGTCGAAGCGGTTCGAGGCCCGCAAGTCTCCGCGCAAGCGGCGCCCGTCGCCGCCCGTCGAGAACGACCAGCCGTGAGGTCCACGATGTCAGACCCCCTCCGTACCGTTTATGGCGATGAGGGCGAGGTGGAATCCGTGGAAGGCGTTGCGGTCGGCGGGTCCGACCGTCGAGCTGGCCTACGCGGAGCTCCCCGACGGGGTAGACGGTCTGAGCTATCCGCTGGCGGCGGACCGGGCCGGCGTCGAGTTGGACCATGGGCTCGGACGTGTCGAGCGCAACGCCACGTTGGGCCACGAGCTGATCCACGTCGAGTGGCGTCTGTGGTTCCCCCCGGGCACACCGCCACTGATCGTGGCCAAGGGCGAGGAGCGAGTGGACCGGGAGCTGATCCGGCGTCTGGTCCCGATGCCGGAGCTGGCGTTGTTCGTGGCGATGCGCGCCGAGTTCGGCGCGGTCAACGCGACGATGGTCGCCGACGAGTTCGAGGTGCCGCACGGTCTCGCCCACCGGGCCTGTTGGCTGCTCAGCCAGCAGTACGGGGTGCTCTCCTAG